TTTAGATATAGAGGCCAACGGTCTACGCCCTGATACTATATGGGTGATAGTGGCAAAGGAGATAGGTAATGATGGAACAAACAGTGTATTTTTGGCTGATGAAATTGGTAGGTTTGGTGATTGGTGTAGGGATAATGATGTATCTTGCATTATTGGGCATAATGTTTTGGGATATGACATCCCAGTTATGGAAAGACTTATACCAAACTTTAAGTGGGAAGGTGAAGTAGAAGATACTTTAGTTATGTCCCGACTAGCTAACCCACAGAGAGAGGGTGGTCATTCACTGGCCAGTTGGGGTGATAGATTATTATTCCCTAAAGGTGAGCACAGTGAATGGGATAAATTTAGTTGGGAGATGGTGGAGTATTGTCAACGTGATGTAGATGTTACACTTAAAACTTATGAACAACTAAAGATAGAACTTGATGGCTTTAGTAGCGAAAGTGTTAAACTTGAGCACGATATAGCACGTATCATTCACGAACAGGTTGAGAATGGTTGGACTTTAGATGAGAGAAAAGCTAATCTTTTACTGGGGGAATTAAGACAAAAGTTATTTATCACAGAACAAAAAGTGAGAGAAACTTTCAAACCTCTACCAGTTTTTGTTGAGTTAGTTTATCCTGGTGATAAGAAGTACAACAAGGATGGCTCAATCTCTAAGAGATATCAGAACCAATTGGATAAGGGTGCTCACTTTAACAGTAAGAAGGAGTGGGGTTATATTACCTACCCTTTATTTAACTTAGGTTCGAGACAACAGATAGGTAGATACCTTCAACACTTTGGTTGGAAACCTAAACAGTTTACTGATAAGGGCAGTGTGATTGTTAACGAGGCAGTGTTGACATCAGTTAACATACCTGAGGCTAAGATGATAGCTGAGTATCTTATGTTACAGAAGAGAGTAGCACAAGTGCAGAGCTGGGTTGATGCAGTAGAGATTGATGGTAGAGTACACGGTTATGTTAATCCAATTGGTGCAGTGACTGGTCGTATGACACACAGTAAACCTAACCTGGCCCAAGTACCTGCTAGTTATTCTCCTTATGGTAAGGAGTGTAGAGAGGTATGGGTTGTACCTAAAGGTAAGTGCCTAGTAGGTATGGACGCTAGTGGTTTAGAGCTACGTATGTTGGCACATTATATGAATGATGAGGAGTACACTAATGAAGTTATACACGGAGATATACACACAGCAAATCAAATGGCTGCAGGACTTCAATCAAGAGATTCGGCAAAGACTTTCATCTACGCATTCCTGTATGGTGCAGGGGATGAAAAAATCGGGAGTATCGTTGACGGAAGCAGAGCAGATGGTAAGCAACTTAAGGCAAAGTTCCTTGATAATACGCCATCACTTAGAACTTTACGAGAACGAGTTGGAACGGCTAGTAAAAGAGGCTATCTCAAAGGACTTGATGGCAGAAAAATCTGGGTTAGGTCCAAACACTCAGCACTTAACACTCTCTTGCAGGGAGCAGGTGCAATAGTTATGAAAAAGGCCTTGACAATACTAGAGAAGTCTGCTATTATAGAGGATATAGGATATAAGTTTATAGGAAACATACACGATGAGATACAAACGGAAGTTAATGATGAACAGGCTACGCTTTTTGGTGAGCTTGCTGTTAAATCTATTCAACAAGCTGGTGAAGAACTTAATCTCCACTGTCCGTTGGATGGCGAATATAAAATAGGAGGTAGTTGGAATGAAACACACTAATCTAGTAGAAGATATATACAACCTAGCAGAGACTAAGTCTCACCCAGCTAGGGTTGATGCAGAGAAAGTAATCAAGGACTTTGGTGTTAATATGGAGACCATTATGCGTGAGTGGATTTACCCTACCTGGGATGGTGAGGTACGTATACTACGTATGTCTAACATAGGACACCCTGACCGTAAGCTGTGGTATAAGAGCCATAAGATTAAAGGTGAGAGACTGAGAGCACCTACTCTTATTAAGTTTTTATATGGCCATCTTATTGAAGAGATGTTATTGGCCCTTGTTAAACTATCAGGTCACGAGGTGACTGATGAACAGAAGAAGGTAGAGGTTGAAGGTATTAAAGGTAGTATGGACTGTAAGATTGATGGTATTTTAACTGATGTTAAGTCTACATCTACCTACGGTTTTAAGAAGTTTAAGCTTAATGATATAGAAAAGGATGACCCCTTCGGTTACATCGACCAAATCAGTGGGTACGGACACGCTGAGGGTGCAGATGAGGCACAGTTCCTAGCTATGGATAAACAGAACGGTTACTTAACTGTAACACCTGTTGATTTAATAGACAAGAATGTAGTAAAAAGAATACAACATATTAAAGAGATGGTTAAGGATGATAATATGCCGGACTTTTGTTATGAATTAGTTGCCGATGGTAAGTCAGGTAATATGAAACTACCAATAGGTTGTTCTTATTGTGAGTATAAGAAGGAATGCTATCCCAAGATGAGAGTGTTTGCTTATTCAACGGGCCCACGGTTCTTGCCTGTAGTAAATAAAGAACCAAACGTAAGGGAGATAAAGTTATGATAGAGTATAAAGTAATAGCGTCTGATACTAGACATATTGAGAAGGAAGTAAATAGAATGATACAGGAGGGATGGGAGTTAAAAGGGGACCCATCTATTGCTGATAACAGAATGATACAGGCTATGACTAGAGAATTAAAGCCAGTCAAAGCACCAACAATTAAGAAGAAATAATGGAGTGGCAATACAGAGGAATGGCAGACAGAGATGGTAACTACTCTGTTCGTCAAGTCTTTTATGAGTCAGGGGCTATAGTTAGTTTCTCTGTTGAACCAGTACCTCCTTATGGGGAGACAGAGGATGATTTAGTAACTGATATAGCACTGATGCTTGAAGGATTAAAACAACCTTTTTTATTGGAGGGTGATTTCATACCTGAGGGTAACGATGATAACTTTACTTTTATACACGCAGATGAAAACAAATACCACTAAATATAGAAATAAATTTGAGGCTGATATAGCTGATAAGTTAACTAAGGATTGGAAGTATGAACCTTATGGTATACCTTACATTATTAAGAAGAAATATATACCTGACTTTGTTAGGGGTAATTATCTTATTGAATGTAAAGGTTACTTTAGAGTTGGTGATACACAGAAGTATAAAGCAGTAAGGGATTCACTGATATCACAAGAACTAATCTTTGTTTTGTATAATGAAAAGAAGAAAATAAGGAAGGGAGCTAAGATGAATATGGGTGAATGGTGTGATAAGGAAGGATTCAAATGGTTTACTTTGGAGACTATCAAGGAGTTAAAGCGTTATGCCTCTGCTTCTTGAAGAACTAAAAGAAAGAATAGCACTTGTTTATGATGTGTGTTTAATCTGTGATGTATTAGATATTGAACCCGAAGAAATTCTAGATCGGTTTGAAGATAAGTTGATTGATAATCTAAAGATGTTTGAGGATATAGATGAGGACTAGAGATGTATTAATTAACCTAGGTTCAGGTGCTCTTGGTGATACTGTAGCTTGGATGCCACAGATTGAGGAGTACAGAAAGATTACTGGGTATAATGTTACAGTAGTTACTACGCTGGGTTCTTTATTTAAAAAGTCCTATCCTGAATTAAACTTTGATTGGAATGGTGTACCTAAAACAACTAACCTTTACTTTAATATTGGTTATGGTTTAGATGATAGACATAAAAATATACCACTACAACAAGTGGCCTGTATGACTTTCAATATACCTTATAAAGAAATCAAACCTAAGATAGATATACCTAAGAAGTTTAAGAAGAGAAACAAGAAGTATGTATGTATAGCCACACAGTCCACAGCTCAGGCTAAGTATTGGAATAATGACCAGGCCTGGCAAGTAGTGGTGGACTATCTAATCTCTAGAGGTTATGATGTTATAGATATAGATAAGTATAAGTTCTGGTGTGGTAATAAGATACCTGATAACGTAGTAGATAAGACAGGGGACAAGCCATTAAAGGACAGAGTTAAGCTACTCGCTGGTGCAGATATGTTTATAGGATTAGGTAGTGGCCTATCGTGGTTAGCGTGGGGAGTAGGTACACCAGTGATTATGATATCAGGTTTCTCTGCACCCTCTACTGAGTTTGATTGTTATAGAATTGATGCACCTAAAGATAAGTGTAGACACTGTTTCAATAAGTTTAAGTTTGATAATGCTGATTGGAACTGGTGTCCTAGTAATGATAAGAAAGAACAATTTGAATGTACTAAATATATAGAGCCTCAAGATGTACTAAAGGCCGTTGATAAGATAAGGAATAAAGATGAATAAGGAAGTATATGTTAAGAAACGTAGTGGTGAGCTGGAGCTACTGGACTATGATAAGATTCATACTATGTTATCTCAGTGTGCTGAAGGTCTGAACGTATCTGTATCTGATGTAGCACTTAATGCACATCTAAAGATTGCTAACAAGATGTCTAGTGTAGCTATTCAACAGACACTTA